GAAAAAGAAGAGACAGCGCATACATTGAGAGAATTGGATATTTCAATCCAGTTGCTCGTGGTCAAGAGGTTAGGCTTACTCTCGAAGAAGATCGTTTAACTTTCTGGCAATCTAAGGCAGGTCCTACATGATTGTATTCGCCTGTAAACAGTTCGTTTACTTTAGCACCCATGTGTCTAGCAATAGTGCGTCCTGTTAGTGTTGTACTTTGACCCATACGTGGATCGTTGAATCTACTGCCAGGATTTAGTAGCGCACCATATAGTGAGTTCAAGTTAATCTTTTTAACAAGTTGTCGCTTATCCCAATACGCAAACTTTTCATCGTCTACGCCTTTTTGCTCTTTAGCATTTTTTTGCAGAACTTTACGTTCACTATACCAACGTTCTAGCAAGCCTGGAATGATACCTTTTTTAGTTTGATCAACAATAGTACCATTACTTGTTAGTACCCACGGCTGCCCACTTTCAAATATAATGTTGTATATTTCTGCACCTGTTGCAGACAGTTCTTCGCCGTTTTCAAAGTCAATATACAGCAAGACTTCTTGGTCTTTGTCCATAACAAGTTCATATTCAGGACAAGCAAACTTGCCTTCCCATGCACGTGCAGGCTCCCATTTAAAATCATCTAACATTGGTACAGTTAGTGTGTGACGTATTTGTCCTACAATAGTTTCTGTACTTAAATTAGTACTACGCAAGATACTAGGATACAGACTGTTCAAGTCCATACTACCAATCCATTCGTGATAGCCGGATTTAGGAGTAGCAACATATGCGCCTGCGGCAGCAACTTGTTTAGGATAATGTTCTTGAATACGGTCATGTTCTTTGTCTGGAACAATCATGCCACGCCTGTGTGCTTCGTTTACAATAGCCTGGTCTGTAACAGCAACCGCACCCATTGTTGTTTGTATAAGCACTGTGTTGTCGTGTGCAATAACGTTTGCAAGGTCAATAAACTGTAGCTTGTTGTCTAGTTTGACTAGTAGTTCAACGTCTTGTCTGTTATAGTCAATAAACGTATAAAAGTCATTGTTGTATAACTGATCTAGTGTACCTTGATATGCAATTTTACGTTCGTCAAGTTCGTATTCGCCAATAGCATCCAAACTATAAGAATGCATTTCGTGATATGTATACTTGCGATATAGTTCCATATAGTCTAAGTGCAAACGACCGATTGTATCAAACGTTTCTTGTGTTTTGCCAAACTTTTCATACTCTCTGCGTTTTGGATATTTGTTCCATAAGCAAAAACGTTTAGTATGTTCTTTACCAAGAACTCTTGCTATACGATTAACCATATACGGAATATCAAAGCCTTCGCTGTTCCATCCGCTTAATACATCTGCATCTTCAATAAGATCTAAGAACGTTTGTAGTAGTTCACGTTCATTGTCCATTAACAGTGTATCTTCAAACTTATCGCAAATTTCTTTTGCAGTTTCACGAGTAAGTGTGTCAGGTTTGATAACCAAACATATAGTTCTGCCAATCCAATTTAAGTGTACACCAATTGCTGTAACTGGATTAAATGGATCTTCAGGTGGTGCAAAGCCTACGTCTTTGTCAAAGTCAACCTCGATATCGAAAAATGCAGTTTGTAGTTTAGGAGGATCAATATTTAAATAATTGTCTGCTAAACATCTAAATACAGGATTGATATCGCTTTCAAAAAGACGTTGCCCGCTGTATAGTTTCTTTTCTTTTTTGAATGCTTTACCGTTTGTAGTTGTAAATCGTTCTAACTTGTCGCCGAAAATACTTTCGTATTTGCCACGTTGATCTTTGTAGTAAAACGTGTAACGTGCAGGATACTCTCTGTATTCTCTGCGCCCGTTTACACGCTCTGCTACGTATATAATATCTTTATCTCTATCGAAATGTGCGTCTACATACATTAAACGTCTTTACCAACTGCCGCTAATACTTCTTCTAGTTCGTTAAATCCTTCTGCTACTTTAGCAAATTCTTGCTTGTATGCAATACGGATAGCTTTGTTAATTGTTGCAGGTTTCATGTCTAGTTCTTCTGCAATTGCTCGTACAGTATCAGTTAGTCCGCCTTTGAGCGTTTCTACTTCTGCTGTTACTTGAATACCTTCGTTGATAATTTGTTTAAGTTTCGTGATCTCGCTGTCACTGAAAGAACGTGTAGGCATATGCTACTCCTTTTAATTTAGTTATATTGTTATGAATATAAGATAAAAAAAGCGTTTTGTCAACGCTTTTCTAATTCTTCTAGACGCTTTTCTATGCTGTCTATTTTTGCTGTAATCTTTGGATACTTCTTTCTCCAAGCATCCTCTGGCTGTTCGAGCCATGTTAGGCCCCATCGTTCTACCAAGTAATCTACCATACGGTCAAACTTAGCATAACCCCAAAGACCTAGTCTTGTAGTACTCAAGTATGCTAATACCATTGCGCCTGCAATACTACCAGCAATACTTGTGTAAATCCATGTACGATCACTCGCCATGTTTTGTATCATATCCCACATTATTCAGACTTCCAAATAGTCCATGCGCCATATGCAATTGCGGCATAGCCAACCAAGTTAACCGGTGCCATTACCATTACCAAACCAGCCGCTACTAGCATCACTCCATCCAGTGTGGTTCTTTCTTTTAGTCTGTCTTTTAACCAATTCATTATACTCTCTCCAATATTTGTTTCGATCATTAGTTGATGTTTTATTAGCTTCGTGCTCTTTTAGTTTCATTACATAATGATCTGTATCCATATTATTCTCCAAACATGCTGATTAGTTCTGGACCAAAACTTCCTGCTGCCCAACCTAGTGCAACAATAGCAACTACTCCCATTACTAACCATTTCATTTTAAAGTCATCTACATCCATACGTAGTGCAACTAGTTCATTTCCTAGTATACGAACACTGACTTCTAATTTACCTTTATCATCTTTTTCGGTCATTCGTCTTCTCCAAATAGCATTGCTAAACTAATTGGACCCATAACACCATCTGGAGTTAGTCCATTTTCTTCTTGCCATGCTTTTACGTGTGCTTCAGTGCCACGGCCAAAAATTCCGTCTGCACCAATTTCCAATTCTTCTTGTACTGCACGTACTGTTGGACCACGTGATCCTAGTCGTACTGTTTCGTATACAATCTTACTTGGTTCCCAATGTCCGCCTAGCACTCCCATAGCGTGTTCGTAATGCTTCTTACGATCTTCTAATCCAATGTAGCCA